ATATCCATCACGCTCAATGCCGGGGTGGTAGTTGGCAACTCTTACACCTACACGGCCAGCCTCGTCTCGACAACGGTAGCCGAGCCGGCTCTGACCAACGTAGAGGCTGATGTCCAGTCGGCTCTCCGGGTGGTGGATTACAACGGTGCGGCTTTCTTTCCGCTCGAGTACAACTACCAACAGAGCGTTGCCTACTCCAGCATTGCCAACGGGCGCAACTGGATTCTGGATGGCGATGCCCCGGTGCCGGATCCACTGCCGGTCTCACCTTACGCGACACCACGCAGACAGACTTTCCCGGCTCTGACGGCTAATCAGACCTATATGCTGACCATACTCGGTAAGATCATCGAGTTCAGTCGCATCGGCACACCGACAGATACTGACATCGTCAACTTTGTCAGTAATACTTTCCTGCCGAATGACTACGTTGGGGTAATCTGGAACAACGGCACCTTTGTCGAGTTCGGATTTTTCGCCAGCGACCATGCCTTCCGCATTGTAGGCGAGTTCATCTACGATTGGCAATGGCAGCGATTCTACCGGCCGACCGAGGACACCGTCCAGAGCAGCTACATTCTAAGCCTATACTTAGGCGATAATCTGCCTTACCAGCCGAAGACAACCTTTGCCGGCTTCCTCTACGCCATCTGGGAGTTGGAGTATTGGGATCTGGACTTCATCCACTACGATGATTGCCCGGAGCCGAATGCCCAAGCATACCTGATGCCAATTAAGCAGGGCGATGTCTACCAGTTCAACGTGCCGGTGGAAGACGGTAACCTGGTCGGCCTGACGGATGTGCTGGTCGGAATAATGACCGAAGACGAGGTGTTCATTCAGCAGATTGGTACCGCGACCACTGCCTGCCGCAGTTATGTCTGGCAGCTGGATGCCGAGTATGAATCCAACCCACCTTTTTTCCTCTACATTACAACGGCTGGCAATTTCAGCATTGACGATTCGCTTTTCTTCTTCGAGCCTACCGGTGGGCCATTCGCGACCACGCTCGAGGCATTGCAGGCTATCGATGCCCAGCTGACGATAGGCAATTTCTCCTTTGTGCCAAATGGTACCGGCTGGACGGTAACCTGGAACATTCCTCCCGGCTATCCGGCCGATGCCATTGTCGGGAGTACCAACTACTCCGAATCGGGAGAGCCTTTTCCATTCGTCAATCAGATTCAAGCCGACCTATGCTGCGGCACTCAGTTCAGGGCATCGGTAACCATACCACCGCTTGCTGATGGCTGCTATAAATTCTGCCTCTACAACCTTAGCGAAGAGGTCAACCAACTCTACTCGGTTAGTCAACTTCTTCAAATGAAAAGCTGGGATTGTTTCTCGCAGATCCTGGAATTCTGGGGCGCGATGCAGACCGTAACCGAGGGCTTCGATTATTACGGAGACTGGAAGCAACGCATTCGGGTTGACCTGCAAAGCGGTGGCGATCGTGTAAAAATCGAAGAAAGCATATATCGTAATTCGGATGGTACCTACCAGCGGCCATCTAACTTTACCGATAAAACGGTAAGTTTGCACACAGAATACATCGACTTGCCAACGCAGAATGCTCTGCTTGCTGCCACCAGGCACCCAGCATTTGTGCTAGCCGGTCAGTCGCTATTCGTCACCGGTGATGTCGAGGTTGCCACAACTCAGGACAACACTACGGAGACATCCTTTTCGACTTTGGCCCAGGTCAAGTTCGAGGCGCAAATCCAAGGCTTCCAGCCTAAAAACAACCCCTGCGAAGGGTGCTAAATCCAATGAATTTACTACTGACTTGTCCTCCAGAGCCGTGTTACTCCAACATTGCCTGCGACATCGAAAAAGAAGGCCGGGTGGTTGCGGTGGTTTTCGTAAAGAAATCATCGGCCAGCTCCGTCAATAAAACCTCACAAGCCGCATGGCTTAACTCGTTTTGGTCGCTGGCTCTTACCGGTGATGCCATCCTGATTCTGAACATCAGCGGTGAAAAGCCTCGTCCTGAAACTGCGACTCTTCCTGGTCGCGGCCGTCAGCCGAACAAAATGGGCGCGAAGACTCACACTCTTAATCTATTTGACATGCAGATTATCGGCAATGTTCAGTTTTACAACGACATGCTGAAATCCAGCATCAACTATGACCTCTACTACATCACACCAGACCTGATCTGGGATGCAAGCGGTCAGGTTGTGACCGTCAACGGTGATGTGGTCATCCAGAATGACCTCACGCAGTACATCTCTGGCGAGGTGACGGTGATGTGGCAGCAGAATGGAACTCCGCTTCCTTATGACTTCCAGGACACGGTTATCAATGAGGGGCTGAACTACATCGTGAGCGGAGCCACAGCGGTGACAATTGGATGCGCAGGTGGTGAGACTGAGTCTTACACCGCAGCACTGAATCAACCGGTTTCGGCAGCACTGCCCAACATTGTATGGTCTATTTCTGGCGATCAGGATGCTATCGATGCAACCGGTGCGGTAATGGACTCAACTACCGGCATTGTGGAATTTAATGCTATCGATGACGGCATTTTTCAGCTTCAGGTGGTTGCAACTAGCGAGACCGGCTGCGTAATCGGCACTCTGCTTATTACCGTTACCTCTACCTGCGTCTAACCATGAACGAAGAGTTAATCGGGGTAATCCTTGACATTGTCAATGACCCGGAGTATCGCAACGGGGAAACTGAGTTTCTCGAAGAGATTCGGGAGATTGCAGAGCAGCTTGCTCCGCACTTTGACGAGGACTACCCCGAGGAACTCTTACGGCATAATCACCCAGGTGAGGAAGAGTGGGCGAAAGCCTACCGGAAGCATCGCTGGACTGCCGTCTCCATGATGGTGACCGGCCGAATCAAGACCACGCTGTCGAAGATTCAGCAGGCTGATGACTTCCGCATTAAAATCAATGATGACCCGGCAATGACCGGCATTATCGCGGAGAACAGTTTTAAGAAATACCTTTTTGAGGATCAGCCAAAGTTTAAGTCTCTCGAGGCTTGGGCATTTCAGATTTTTCTGGACACCTATCTGAAGGATGCCAATGCGGTGGTTGTGGTTCTGCCGGACCTTTCCAAGTTCTGCTACTCCGGGAACCCGGAGGACATCGACTGGAGCCGGCCCTATCCGCAGATTTATGAATCCGAGGACATACACTACCACACGGAGTCTGGATGCATCGTCCGGGTAAAGGACTACAAAGGACCAGGCGCGGATGGATTTATAAAAAAGTGGGATCAGTTTCTCGCGATCAGCATGGATGGGCTGGTGTTGTGCCGGGCCTATCGGGAGTACGTGGCCGACGAGAATGCCTTCAAGGCTTTTCCGGTGGAGTATCAGTTCGACAAGCTGCCGGTATTCGTTGCCGGCAACGTGCTTTATGAATTGGAGCAGGGCCAGCCAGTGTATGAGTCGGTCCTTCAGCCATGCGTGCCTGCCCTCAATGAGATGATCTACCGGCACTCGGAAATCATCGTCAACTGGGCATTGCACGGTAACCCACAGCGGTGGCAGGTAGTCGGAAAGAGGTGCAAGACTTGCAACGGCACTGGCAAAATTGAAGACCGGAAGAGTTCTACCATCGCCACATGCCGGACCTGCAATGGCTCTGGCTGCGGTGAATCGGAAGGCTCACCATTTAAGGTTATCGAGGTAAACATCCAGCAGCCGAATGCGCTCAATCCCAATGTTGCCAACGTGCCGGTGCCTCCGGCTGGCTATGTGGAGCGCGACACCAAGGCTCTCGAAGCGCAGCAGAAGGACATCGATGAGCAGGCTTACAAGGCTCTGGCTGCGGTCGGGCTGGAACTGCTTGCCCAGGTGCCGGCTGCACAAAGTGGCATCGCAAAGCAGTACGATCGGAAGGAAATCAACACCTTTTTCTTTAAGGTGGCGGTCCAGATTGAGACCATAATGATCCAGGTGGCCGAGGCCGAGTTCTACCAGCGGTACAATGCGCTGGGCATCTACCCTCTGCTGACACCAGAGCGGAAAATGGAGGCCATGCCGAAAATCACGATACCATCGGATTTCGACATTTTGACCATCGAGATTGTTGGCGAGCAGCTAAAGAAAGCCAAGGACGGCAAGTTCAGTCCGGTGATAACCTACGGCCTCGAGAGCGACTACGTGCAGAAACTGTATGGCGAGGATTCGTATCAGCTTTACGTGCTGAAGATGCTTAACATCCACGATCCGCTGCCCTTTTTGACCGTCAACGAAAAGACGGTGTTGAAAGAGTCGGGTGGCTGCACTGAGGAGGATTACATATTAAGCAACTACTTGCCATCGTTCATCGCAGAGATGACCTATTCGGACCCGAATTGGAAAAAGAAGCCGATGGAGGAGCAGAGGGCCGACCTGGTCCAGATGGCGAAGGACAAGCAGCAGCAGGTGCGAGCCGGATTGATACCCGTGTCTGAGCGATTACTGGTATGACCGACAAGCTGGATGCCATCATCAAGCGGATTCAGGAAAAGCAGCTGGCCCTGGAGAAGGGCATGGATGACAGTTTACCGAGAGTTTTTCGCGACCTGAGCAATCAGGTCATCGACATGGCGGCTGACTACCCACTCAATGCTGCTGACCGAGCCGAGCGCATCCGGGCAATCATTGACTTCAAGCGTACCGTAACCGCAGCCGTAGCTAATAACCCGGAGTACATCGAGCAGGTGGCTCTGCTGACTGAAGGCTTCGCGGATTTGAAAAGTCTGTCGGATCAATACTTCAGCGAACTCATTGACAACTATAATGCGAAGGATGAACTCTACCGGGAAATCCTCCGTGCCAACATCGACCTGACCCGTAGCAACCTACTGGGGGCCGGAATTCAGGAGAACTTCGGAAATGCAATTACCGAGGTGCTGAAAGCCAACGCAAGTGGCACTACCAGTCGGGCCAAGCTAAACGAGATCATGCGGCAGTTCATTACGGGAACCGACCAGCAGAAAGCCTACCTGGAGCGGTACGTTAAGCAGACCACGCAGGATGCCGTGATGACATTCAGCAGGGAGTACAACGATACCGTTGCTGCCGACCTGAATCTGCAGTATTACTTCTATCAGGGTACCTTGATTCAAGACTCGCGGCCGTTCTGCAAGGCCCGGGCCGGGAGGTATTACAAAAAGTCGGAGGTCCAAAGCTGGGCCAAACTCGGGAATTGGGATGGCCGCAAGCCGGGAACCAACGCGGTCACTATATTTACTTACGCTGGCGGCTATGGTTGCCGGCATGAACTTTACCCGGTGACGAAAACTATTTACGAACTTGCGAAGAAACGAGGCGATGCCGGAATGCGATGAATAAGAAATTCAAAACCAAAGTCGGTGGGCGAACCATCAAGTTCGGTGCGAAGGGCTACTCCATTGCACCAGGTACTGCCAAGGGCGATGCCTACTGCGCGAGGTCGGCCGGCATCCCTAAATGCGCGAATCCACCTTGCCCGAATGACCTCAGCCGTCAGGCTTGGGGCTGTGTCGGCAAAAAGTCTGTAAAATCAAAAGCCAAGAAATTCAAACGAGCATAACCATGTCCTATACTTGCTTTCAAGACTTCATCGGGATGCCGCTCTGCGCCACGGAGGAGCCGGCCTCTGGCGTATACATCACCGACTA